TTTGACCAAGTATTTGACCTACAAATCCACTTACAAAAGAAGTTCCAATATTTACGGCTTTTGAAAAAGTATCACCAATAAATCCAGAAACCATTCCAAATAATTTTCCAATTATATTTTTGAAGAGACATGCAATTAAATCATTAGCGGTCTCAACAGCAGCCTTTAATGCTGGTCTTTGATTTGGGAAGATGAGAAAATAGAGAGATTTTAAACCGTCATTTACTTTTTTTATGACATGTTTTTGTATCATAGTGACAACCCACTTCATGCCAGATGATACAAGTTTTGAAGCTTCATTAATCAAATAATTAATTTTGGATTCAGCTTGTGCTCCAGCACCCGTTATAATATATCTGTAGTCAGAAACAGTTCTTCTGACCTTTTCAATTTCCTTTACTATTCTTTGAATTTCTCTTTGTATTTTACCTAAAGGTAAAGGTTCACATTGTTCCGTCTGTGGTAATGGGACTGGTGTTTGTCCAGATTCCTTAGCCTCTAAATCCGCTATACTACTGATAAGATTGGTACTTGTAACAGATTCTTGGGCAATTGGGTTTATTATACCATTAGCAGCTGCAGCGCCGATTGCTTCAGCACCTCTACCATTGACTTGATCAGCCACTAGTCCCGGATTAGGAACTTTTTTAACACCATAACCTGCTCGGAATTCTTCCGGACCATATCCACTAAATGGAGTAAATTTACAAGGTGGAATATTTTTCATTACCGCTTGGTAATCATTATGTCCCAAAAATCCTATGATAATTGGCGTCTGAGCTTCTTCACCATCTAAGAAAAACCCAAAACAAAAAGAACCTTGTGTTATGATAGCTGTCGTCGATGCATCTCTATTACCAGAACCTGCTGTGACAGGATACATCATATATGCCCAAGGAAGAACATTGTCGGGAACTCCATCGTCTCCTGGACATGCAGTATGGTGTCCCATGATACGAACACGACATCTTTGAGCAAATCCTCTTTGAGCCGTGTTGTCTGGATTTGGAAAACCAGGTTGATTATTTTTCCAAGTTTCTTCTGGAGCAACTTGACCTATCCACCATTGAAATCCATCTCTACCAACAAAGTGTCTTTTAAATAATCCTTGTTCTATCATGTGATTTTACGGTTAAGTCCTGCTTTCTTATCAAATGCATCTCTTACTAAAGTTAGAGATGTGAAACTATCTGTTGAAGTGCATCTATGGCACACACTGGCTATCATATATATGCCTCTTGTCTCCTCTTCTTCTATAGTTTGAGATAGTTTTGGGAAATCACACATTATCAATTGTCCGGCTCTCAAACTAAAATCACCAGGTATTGTAATTTCAGTTTTTACTGTAAATAATTCATTATATCTCATTATGTGTTGAACCATTCTTTCAGCCGCATCATAATTTGGAGAAGTTGCTACTTCTTTCCAATAGTCAAGTTGTTCATCTCCAACTTTATCTGGATGAACACCTACATCCAAAATATGAGACATCAATCTGGATGGAGATTTTCTAAGGTTTTCATCAACGATTAGTCCAACAAATTTACTTCCAGCTGGATTAATACCATCATGTTGATAATCAATATTATAATTTCTCACAATATAATTCATTGCAAAAAAGTCAAAGAAAATAGATCTGTTGTGATATATTCCGAGTGATAAATTTTCATGTAGGTCAACATCACTATTGATCACCGCACTCATAATATTATCATCATATCCCGGTGGAACTTTTTCAACATCATGATAGATATATTTCTTCAGATTACCTGACGGTTCGAGTAAAATATCAATAGATTTAAAACAATATTCATCATGAGTTTGATAGAATAAGTATCCAGCCGGTCTATTACCATCACCAACCTCTCCTGCATTATTTGTCCCCTCTCCATCACCTCCACCGGTTGATGATAAAGTGGGAACTGATTTAGTAGCTAACCAGGTGCAAGTATAAAATGGTTTCTTATCATTCCCATAAAAATTATAGTCAGTGTTATGACCCCTAGTTCCTCTAGTAGGATCAACATTTAAAGGCATTGAAGTTCCAAGAACATTTGTCAAAATGTCTTCAACATGATTAGATATTTTCCCCTCATACCTTTTCACCACTCTCGTTAGGTGATTAGAAATTGCATCTTTTGAAACAAAATCAACTTGAAATACCTCTTTTTGACTATCAATAGCATTGTTTCTTACTCTATTCACATATATTTGACCAAGTTTAAAATCAAGAACATTCCCTTGAGCATCTTCTACTGAAATATTGCATCTCTCACCACCTCTTATTGGGAGGCTATCTATAACTCCAGCGTCAAATGTCAATTTTTTGTCATCACCATCCCGACCTTTAAATCCAGTGTCCATGATGACAACATTTGCAGTATAGTTATTTGAAAGAATACTTTCATAGTAACTAAATTCAGCAACTCCACCTCTCACATCAACAAAGTCCCCTTCATTGATATTCGAATAGATTGTGAATTTTTTAATATTGCCAGGTGCGGCTGTTGGTTTTAATTTTTTTGCCATTATCCTTGTTTATATAAGAAACCTAATAATTGAGACTTCCACCAATTATTTACCATACTTTCTGGAGAACCTCCTGCCGTCATCATCATACCAGATGATCCTCCTCCGGACATCATAGTTGGTTGTCCTCCACCTTGACCAACAGGAACAGGAATAAAATTAACTCCTCCCATATCATTTTCATATTCTGCATATTGTTCTAAAACTTCACTATTTAAAGATGTTCTTGGTGATTGGACAATATTGTTACTGTTTAAAGGACTTACTTTTTGAATTGTTGAAGTTGGTTTTGTAATTTGTGATTTTGTCGAATCTGTTGATAGAATAATATAATTGATGTAAGGTGACGGATCACCTAATCCGCCATAAGCCATACCACCTTTCACATTATCTACCTCAAAGTGAAGATGTGGTCCAGTTGATGAACCAGCACCCCTATCATTTGTTGCACCTCCAGTTCGTCCAAGTGAAGTTCCTGCTGGTATTTTCTCACCCCTTTTACATAGAATTTTATTCAAATGTGCAAGTCTGAATTGTAATCCAAGTTCAGGTGACCATGCATCAACTACATTACCATATCCTTTTCCAACACTTCCATGCAAACCAGCGAAGACAATTTCAACGTCTACTGCCAATGCAATATATGTCCCTTCTGGAGTTCCGATATCAATACCCTGATGATTGGGTCTATTAGAGGATCTATATCCTGATGTCACAGGGAATCCACTAATTAATTGACCTTTTTTTGATCCTGTTGTTGCACCTTTGGGTTTAATAGAATTTATAGTTGCCTTTTGTGTAGATCCAGTTGAAGGTAATGCTAAAGCACTCATTCCAGAATTTTGGAACATATTTGATACTTGACTTCCAGTTGAAGGACTTCCTCCTTTAAACAATCCTGGATCAGGAATTACTGGAGATGATCCTGAAGATGATAAATTACTAGGTGATGCTAAAGCACTCATTCCAGAATTTTGGAACATATTTGATACTTGACTTCCTGTTAAAGGACTTCCTCCTCTATTTAATCCTGGATCAGGAATTAATGGTAATGGATTTTCTTGTTGAGTAGATGGAGTTATTTGTTGTGATTGAACTTCACCTCCTCCAAAATTGTATCGTGGAAGGAATGAGTTATGTTTGTTCCTCGCGTTCTGTAAACTTGATGGTCTCTCCCAATACTTAGCCCACCACATCGACGCATCAAACGCACTCATACTGGCAGTCTCACTCTTGTATCTTGGACCTACGTCTTCTTTCAAAGCATAGTCAATCTGCCCTTTCCAATCTCCTGAATTTACAAGACTTGCAACGGTAGATGTCTGTCTACTACCCTTCCACTGGAACAAACCACCGGGCCCTTGGTCGTCTCCACTTCTTGCTGTGGGATTAAAGGTACTTTCTCTCTCAATGTTTGCTACAATACCCTTAGACTGTGCAGAAGTGTATCCTTTAGATACGATGTAGTCATGCATCTTCTTGGCCTTATCTAGATTAGTTCCACTAAGAGGAGCAGCAGGACTAGAACTAGATGAAGAAGTAGAGACAGGTGGAATAGTAGAAGATAATTTAATTTTTCCTAATTTTTTAAGTTTATTAAAACTTTCACGAGATTGCCACTCATAATTATCTCCTGCCCAGAATACTGGTTTTCCATCCAATGTGGCGGGTTGACCGATCTTTATATTTTTAGTTTCTTTTTTAGTCTCTTCTTTATGTTTTTTCACATCACCTTTTTTCATGGGATCATCACTGAAGAATGCTTTTGGAATATTAAGGACGGCACTACCTAAAAGTAATGGGAATATGGGTGTTGGTATTTCTTTACCCCCTATAAGTGGAATCCAGTTGGGGCGTATCGGACCTATTTTAGGAAGACCTTCATATAATCTTCCAAATCCTTTACCAGCCCAATCCTTCACCATTCCAGCATATTCAGCACCTTTAGTTAAGGCATGAGATATATCATTCTGTATTCTTTTACTAACTTTTCCAAAACCACCATCATTTACACCAATATAAAGAAGTTCTCCAAAATATTCACCAATAATTTCACCAGCAATTCCGCCAAGAATTGCTCCAAATCCAACAGTAGCACCACCAACTAAAGCAGCACCAATAGCACCACCAGCTAAAGCACCAAGAGACCTATAAATTGCTTCAGTTGTTGTAACCTCATCGTCTAAAAGATTAGCAGCTAACACAATGAGAGGTCCCATAATAGGAATTCTACTCAGAGCTCTTCCACCAAGCTTGAAAGCAGGACCAACAATTCTCGATATTCCTCTTAAAGATTCTCTTCCACCTCTTCCAATAGCTCTTGTTGCAAGACGACCAGGAGCATTTTTAAGACCTCTAGATATTAAAGAACTTCCTTTAATACCCCCAGAAAGTCTTCCTGCTTTACTCGGAACTGGTGTTGATCCAAGCGCTTTACGTGCTTGTTCTAATTGAAAACCACTAGCACGTGCTTGACCAGGTGCCCGATATCTCGATGGATCAACAAATCCAGGAGCAGCTTTACTGAGTGTTGATGTGCTTCCACTTAAATTTCTACTGGATTGTGAAATTGATCTAACAGAGTCTAATGCACCTCCAAATCTTCTTGCCTTATCTAAAGCCTCTCTAGCTTTTTTGGCATTTTTAACTTCATCCGATCTTGTATCGATTCCAGTTAATTTTGTTGCTAAAGATGCTGCCCTTTTGCCATTATTAATAAGTCCTCTGAAATACTTAACTATTGCACCCTTAGGACCAAGAAGTCCTTTAAAACCATTAGATACAATGTTACCAAACCTACTTATACCTTTTGTAGCAACACCAACAAAAGATTTAAGAACATTTGGAATAGCTTTAAATGCTCCACTAAGAGCTGATACTAAAGATCCAATAGCACCTTTAGCTAATTTAAAACCATAAAATAGATTTTGAAAATTACGAAGACCATTAGAGAGTGATTTGAGTGGTCCAACAGGGTTTCCATTTTCATCAACACCTCCTTTTAAGAGATCTATTAACCTTAAAAGACCAGCACCAATAAGAAAATTAAAAATAGCACCAAGAATGTTAAATCCTTTCGCTTTAGATGCAATACCTTTGACAATACCACTACCTGGTATTTTTTTCTCTTGCCTTTCTTCTCTTTCTCTCTTTTTTAATTTTTCTTTTTGTAACTTTTCTCTTTGATTATTTTTCTTCTTTTTATTATACTGCTCTAATACTAATGAATTAAGTGTTGAAGTAAGATTTACAATACTATTAAGTTGGTTTTCAATACCACCAAATCCAGATGTTGAACTGGTTTTTGATATTTCTGATGTCGAAGAAACTAGATCATTTGATGTCTGATCTAATTTTCTAATTGGAACTAAAGAAGTAGATGCTCTTACATCAGCATTTGATTTATCTTCACCCATACGGGCACTAGACTTTTTCTTCCCCTTCCCCCTTATGAAATCTTTTGCCTTATTTTTTATAGTTTTTTTAGCAACATTCTTAGCTGCTGACTTTACAACACTGGAAGAAGCTGCTCGTAGGAGAAGTGGTAATACCATAATCAATAATTACCTACTATGTTGTATATTGCTTTGACAGCGATAAGTTCGGGATTATTTACATCCGTTGAACTAAATTGAGGTACTTTTTTCTGATTAGCTCCAGATGCACTAGTGATTGGTCCTTTTTGTTGTCTACCACCAGTAGGAATAGGAATTGGTATAATAGAACCATTTCCAGGTTTTCTTGAAGGAGGTGGTGGTGTAGATGGTTGTTGTGGACTTAGTATTACTGGAGGTGTAGGAGTTACTGGAGGTGTAGGGGTTGGTGTAGGAGTCGGGGTTGGTGTAGGTGTAGGGGTTGGTGTAGTTTGATTAGACGATATAGGTGGTGGATTAACGTTTTTAAATCCCCTTTCCCACTGTTGTCTATCACTCATCTTAAGTGTAGCAAATGAATTCTCTAGTAATTTGCCATTTTTATCAAAATATTTCGTCTTAGGTTGTCCAAAAATAGTCCTACCGGCCACAATACTACCCACATCTGGGACACTAATTTTATCCCCACTACCAGGTTTCAACTTTTTAAATTTATCATGGGCTTCTTTAGAAGTCGTCGCACTTCCTCCACTTGGTTTATTAGGATCAGCTCCTACACCTTTTGCGATAGCACCAGCAATATCTTTAGCAAAGTTAGTGAACTCTGGTGTGGATGTAAAATCAGTTCCGTATTTCTTTCTCCAATACTCCATGACACCTAACTCAATAAGAGTTGCGGGTGTTTTGCCAGACAGATTGACAGTAATATTACCTTGATTATTTTCTTTAAAGTTGCCAAGATCAGGATTGTTTGACTGGAAGGATTTCAATACATCGGCAATAGGATCAGCTAAAGCATCATCACCACTATCACCCTTACCAGTGATAGTCATAAACCCTGTTCCAACTTGCTTACCATACGTGGGACTGTTGGGATCATAGTCAATACCAGCATCGAAGTGGATAGGTAGGATGTTGACACCCTTCGATGCCATACTTCTGATATATTTGTCATAAGTTTGATAGTCACCTGCCATCTCTGGTGTATAAACTTTTGTTCTTACTCCAAGCTCTTCTAGTCTCTGTTTAATAATACGAACAGCAGGGTCCTGACCTTCCCTCTCCCTACCCATCGCACCAGTCTGATTGGATGCTGTGAAGGTATTACCGCCAGGTGTGTCAGGAATGGTTCCAGACTCTTTAGTGTGGTCTAGTGGAATGAGGACATCAAATGGAGCACCAGCAACTATACCACCACCCTTATATCCAGGAATACCAGCATTTCCCATACGAGGTATATTAGTTCCACCACCAGCTTTATTCATTGCAAGAAGATTATCAGCACCAATACTATCCACTGCAGATTTGCTCATCACAATCTCACCCGGTTGGGCCGCAATAAGTTGAGTATCAGGACCCATTCCACTGATAGTAATACCAGTATCTTTATTAATTTTTCCACCACCCGTCATTCCAGGGACTGGTGTTGAAGGTTGGTTAGGTGTAGTCGTTGAAGTTGGTGTTTCTTCTGGTTCAATTACATTTGGTATTCTAGGTAGAATAGTTTCAGGAGCTTCTAGTGGTTCGAGGGGTGTAAAAATATCATCATCAGGTTGTGCGCCAAACATTCCTGTAACCGAATTTATAGTGTCTTCAAACTTTTGACCTACATCATTAATTGACGATATAACACTATTTGCCAAGTTATAGAACGGAGTTACAACTTTTATTAATTGTTTATCTACAAAATCTATAATTCCATTCGCCCAATCAATTAATCCTTGAAGAAATCCCTCAGGATCCCTAAGAATTTGAATTAACCTTAAAAGACCAGCACCTAAAAGAAAAGATGAAAAGATTTCTATAAGTCTTTCAATAAATCCTTTGACTGGTTTTGTTATTTTTTCTAGACCCTTTTTAAATTTATTTTCTTTCGGTGTTTCCGACTCATCTTCTCTTGATCTTTTTTTAGATTTCTCATCAACAATTCTTTTTTTCTTATCCTCTTTAATTTCTAAATCAGTTTGTTTCTTTATATTAGAAATAACTTCCTCTAGATTTTTTTCAATCTGAGATAACGCAGGAACTATGGTATTTTCTATAAAAGATTTTATATTTTCAATTGAATCTGTTTGTTTCTTATCAGATTCTTGCTGTTCTTCTAGGTTTTTCTCCTGTTTAAGATTAGTCGGAGGAGGGAGAAGAGATTGTAATTTAGTTGTTTGTGGTTTTGTTTCTGCCCTCGGCGATTCTTCAGTAAAAGATTCTGCAGATATCTTTTTCTTCTTGATTTTAAATCTACCAGTATTTGATTTAACTTCTTTGTATTCATTGGTAAGAAGTTCTATCTCTTCTGTTGACAGTTGACTCTCAGACATTCGACCAGCAATCATCTTCTCTTTGAGAAGAGTTTTATAAGTTCCGTAATCAATATCTGTAACATCTTCTTGTCCAATGAGAGTTAAGATTCTCTCATCAACTTCTCTATCAACTATTTCTTCATCTTTTGTTGGCTCATACTGAACTATGGCACTCGAATTGTTTTCAACACCTTCGTTTTCATCATTATCTTCATTCTCTTCAACAAATGAATTAGCCATATCAGTAAGATCGTTTGATCTTCCCTGAATGAGTGCATTGTCTATCGCACTTTGTTCTGATTCACTTAAAGAATTATAATACTTTGAAAGCAAATTAATCTGACTATCAGTTAATTTACTGGCACGTTCTTTTCCAATTTTAAACTCGTAAGATTTTCTTAGGTTTTCTTTACGTGCCATTTTGTTGTTTCTGCTTCAGTTCTTCTTCTTCAAGATGATGTTGAAGTAATACTACATAGATGTCACGTTCCCATGGCATCATATTTTCAATCTCAGTTAATGAATATTTATGATACTGCATTAGGGCAAAATTTAACCTGAAGTAGTTCTCAAGATTCATATGTATCAGCCCTATGCGAAAAAACTTGAGAGACCCTCCAGAACCACGGTACTTTCTACTTTTGTCTTTGGATTCATCACTTCCAAAGTGTGTGAAAGTTTTGGCATCGTATCAAAGAATTTTTCAATATCCTTGAACTGAACTGAGTTCATCTGCTCCAAAAATTCAATAACTTCCTTTTTAGATACATCTCCAGTTGACCAAACTTCATCTTCACTATAAATTTTATCGATACAAGTAGAAATTAAATCAAAAGATTGATCCAAATTATTTGACCCATCAAAATCAAAATTATTTTTAATAAATTGATCGAGAGAAGGATATTTCATCTCCATCATCAAGTTATCATCAAGTTTAATTTGTTTATCATGATCCTTGTTTTCAACTACTTTAATGTCCTCAAGATTGATTTTGACAGGAATTTGTGTTACACCATCATCAGGAGCAACAATATTAACTTCAACCTCTTCACCAACAGATTTACCACGAATATTTAAGAACAAATATTCAATGTCAAATGTGGGGAGTAATTCTACTTTAATTCCTCTAGTTTGAATACAATTTTTAATTACAGATTTAATTGCATTTGTAATTTCTTTCGTATCTTCACTTTCTAGAGCTAGAACTAAAAGTTTTTCTTCTTTGACTAAAAATGGTCTATATTTGATCGTCTTTTTTGTAGAAGGCAATTCCAACTCATATGTTGGTGTGGCAATTTTTGGTAAAGGCATAATGTCTTTATAACAAGTTCAGTTGATTTTATTTATTGTGACTTATGAAATGTTGTTTAGTCCGTAACCACTTCAGTAGGTGACACTGGTGATTTCTCAAGAGATTCACTTTCTGGTTCTGGAAGTTTAACACCAACTTCCTTCAGATACTCTATCACACCTTGAAGTTTAATTGCCAATTCACGTTTAGAATCAAGTTTACTATTCAATTGTCCCATCTCTTCTATTAATTGCTTTTGTTGTTGCAATACTTGAGAAAGGTGATTTTGTTGATCAGTCATTTCAGAGTTTGATAAAATAAACACACATTATTTATTGAGGATTAACTAATCCTAGCTTACGAATGGCCTCTCAAATGCTGGAGAGCCTGGACCAATTGGTAAATTTGGATCACCTGGTCCGGTATAAAGGTCACCTATTGATCCTTCAAACCTAAAGGCATTATTATTACTCAAAGCTGCACGACCAATCGCCTCAGCTCCAGAGGATGATAAATCTGTGTCATCTCCGAAATTGAATCCATTAGCAGCTGCACGACCAATCGCTTCAGCTCCTAAATCTGTAGACAAACCACCACGACCACGCCTTTCCTTTACATAACGAACATATGACATTGAAACTGTGCATCTCAATGTATCACTAGGACCATATGAAATTGGAGTTGCAATTATATTCAGGGGAAAGGCTCTTACAAATTCATATTCCAAATATGTTTCATTAGAATCTTTTTCAAATTTACTAATGAATATAGGAGATTGGTATCCAGTAGGCCCCAAAGGATAACTCATTCTATGAAAGTTATACTCATTTCTATAAGAATTCATAGGCTCAATCATACCAGTAATATATTCTATCCACCCCTCAAACATTTCAATAACACCATAATTTCTACCCACATAGAAAGTAAAGTCAGTGGTTGAATCATACATTCTCCTATATGCCATCTTTTCACTTACACCATGATAATCATTCTCTTGAGAGTGTGTGGAGAGAGAACTTCCTGGTAGTGATGCAGTTTCACATCTCAATTCAACATCTGTGCCTTCAGCCGGATAACTAAATCCTCTGCCGTTCAAAAATGCAACAACTACATCAGGTGGTTGAAGTTTTACCTGATATACAGATGTTTGAGCATTATGTAATAACCTACTCTTTATTTGAGAAGCTGTAAATCTATTTGGCCGTGGACCTGCCATCTATAAATACTCTTATTGATATTACTATATATGTGAGATGCCTAGAGATAGTAAGTGGCACCAAGGAAGATTTCATCCCCAACACCCAAACAAATATCTAGGAGATACTAATAATATTGTGTATAGAAGTTCATGGGAACTTCACTTTCTCCAGTGGTGTGATAGAAATGACAATGTTTTAGAGTATGCAAGTGAAGAGTTTTCAATTCCTTATGTTTCACCTGTAGATAATAGAGTTCATCGATATTATCCCGATGGTTTCGTAAAAATTAAACACTCAAATGGTGAAATAAAGAGATATATTGTCGAAATTAAACCATTAAGACAAACACTAGAACCAAAAAAACCTTCTAGAGTAACCAAAACTTATATTAATGAAGTTAAAACATATGCAGTTAATCAGGCTAAATGGAAATATGCCGAAGAATTTGCAAAAGATAACTCTTTAGAATTTAAAGTTCTTACAGAAAACGATTTAGGTATTAAACCTTATGGAAAAGGAACAAGAAGAGTATCTAAAAAGCGACACAGATAGAACTGAAAATTTATTAGACGAATTATCATCACTAATTGATCCTGATGATATGATGTTAAAAATCATTGAAACTCTAACTGAAGTTGATGTTGCTCCTGATGTTGGTAAGTATTATACATTCATCTACAAACCGATTACCCCTCGAATTGAATACGATGAATATCCACTGATAGCCTGTGTTGGATTATTTTCATGGGGATTTAAGGGAATAAACTATCATTGGGGAGATTATAGAAACTATAGATGGACTGAAGTGATTGGAAACCTCCATGTTGTCTACCCTTTAGAGTTGGAAGATATGAGGTCTATTCCATATCAAAAATTTAGACTAAATACTTAAAAATTACCATAGTGTAATTCTATAATGGCTATTATTTCACAAACTAGAGTATGGAATGGTGTGACCACCAGGATAGACACCAATACGGAAACTGGTGCGGCCTATGTTTATGCTCGTGCAGGATTATTGGGTGGTGATGCTCTTTTATTTACCAGTGAAGGAAAAGGTGGAGATTGGATAGTTAGAAATCCCCAAACCGTAGCAAACTTATATAATGCCAGTAATGGAACGGACTCTACGGCCCAAGAAGTTGCAGATGCGTTTATATCACAAGGACATAGAGTATATGATAACGATAGAGCGGCTGTTTTAAATAATCCAGATAATTATTCTTCACCAGAAGAGGCAAAAATTCGTCAAAAATCGTTCTTTGATAACAACCTACCCGGAATAATTAATCCAGATACAAATATTCGTGTTAATGGAGATACTACAGTACCCACAGTACCCATTCCTCTTGAAGTAATACCCTTTCCTGATGGA